CTTGATTTTTAACAGGGATGTTGTAATTTGGTCCTTGTATTTGTATAGTATCAGTAAAAGAAGTTGTTTCTATAGGATAAGTTACACGAAAAGCCTCAGGTTCATTTAGAGTAGTAACAATCCAAAGGTTGTCCTTTAAATCAAATTCAGAAGGTAAAGGTTCATATAATTTAACTAAAATAGTTGCATTACTAGTTTTAGGATTTTCTAATTTAATGTTATTAGCTATAATTAAATTATTATTACCAAAATTAAGATAAAAATCTACAAAGTAATCTTGATTTTCTCTAAAAGTTATAAAGTCTCCTGTTTGGTTTTTAATATCTAATCCAGATAGAGTATTACTGTCTAACCTAATTTCAGTTCTATCTGAAGATATTTCTGATATAAAGAAATTTGAAAAATTATCACCTACTTGCTTTACTAAAAAGTTGTAATAAGCTACATATTCCCCAGTATTAAAGCCAGCATTGGCTATGTCAACCTCAGGAGATATATTAAATTGGCTTATTTGGTTATTATTACCTGCAGATTGACCGTCATTTAAAATATCATACTGTCTGTAATTAAGATTACTGTTAAGTATAATATTGTTTTGATTATATACAAAAAACTCTATATAACTAGTTTCTGTTAGAAAACTATTAACATCAAATTGAGACATTAATGATGTATCTTTTCCTTGGTAAGATTGGAAAGAAAAATTATTAGGACTTATTTTAACTATATCTGCCATTGTTATTCAGATTGATTTTGTTGTGCTTCTAAAAGATCCTCTCTTAATTGTGCTATTTCGTTTTGAAGTGCATCTATAAGTTCATCATTTACTTCAGCATTTACATATTCTCCGCTAGTTTTTATTAAAAATTCATGAGAGTTAGTGGGACCCAATTCAGGGATAGAATAAAATAAGGTATTGTACATATTAAAAAACTCTTGAACTGTAGGAAGTTCATTTATTTCTTCTTGTACAGATTTTACTCCTAATTGAGTAAATTCAGTATTTATGGTTTTTTTATAAGTTCTTTTATTAAAAACCTCTTTATTTAAATCTATATTTTCTGCCATTTAAAATCCATTTACAACCTTAAAATAATAACTATCGTCTAAAACCATTGTTGAATTGTTAATTGTTGTTTTTACTAAAACTTTATAATATCTTTCAGGTTCTAATCCATTCATGTAAATATCGAAATAATTTCCATTTTCATCAGAACTAAGTTTTGTATAAGTAGTGTCGAAATTAATAACAAATTCATTGGTATCCAAATCTTTTACAGCATACTGTGAAGCAGTTGGTAAATAATTTACACCTGTAAATAGAGATGATGTTTGATATACCCTTTTTGGGTATTTATCTGCTACATTAAATCTAAATCTATGAACTGATTCGGGTAAAAATTCTCCTGGGTTTTCAGCTAAAGAAGCTACTATATTAGTAGATGATAAAATACTTCCTGTTGCTGATCCAGTTAATACAGTTGAGTAATCCTCCCATTTAAATTCCAATTCAGGTGGATATATTGTATTAGTGTCAACACTATAAAATTGCATTACAGGTTGGATTTGGGCGTTTGCTGTAAATTCGACTGAATCTTCCCACTTTACAATAAAACCATTATTATCCATAGAACCACTATACCAACGTGATACTACTTCTTTTGTATTAACTTCTAAATCTTTTTCACTTCTAGTATCAAATGATTGAGTAACCTTAAAGTATGTACTACCTGAATTTATTAACCATGCTCCACCACCAGCTCCTACATAATCAGAGTTGAAAGATGAGGTTACTTGATTTCCATAAACATCTTGACCGCTTGAAGACCATGCTACAGAACCTTTAAAATTTGGAGAAAACCATGAAGCACCATCGGTAGTCTGCGGTACATCTAAATATGTTCCAGTGCCATTACACCAATATTGAGCTAATGGATATACCGCTAAATCTGTTGATTCAACGATACCTTCTGCAGTTGCTATAAATGTTTTTAAATTTACATCCCATTGTTTGCCCTTAATTTTATTATTGATAACATCCTCAATTTCATCTTGAACAAATTCAGTTAAAAATCTAGATACTCTGGGTAATGAATCTATAGCTATATTTAAATTTGTTATAGATATAATAGGGTCTATACCCGTATTCATATCTGGGTATAAGGTATATAATGTTGTATCTTTATATGGGAATAATTTGTAAACTGCCATGATTTAAAAAGTTGAATTTGCTGGTAAATCCCCAGGGTTAAAAGAATTTTTATACTCGTTTGTAGGAAGATATTGGTGTACCATATTATTAATAATATTTCCATTTTTATCCATTAAAGGTCCTTGTGTAGTTGTTGTTTGATATACTCCATTAGGTATATTACGTGTACCTGCACTTGCTCTATTTGGGCCTCCTGAATTTCCTGGTCCTGGGTTTTCAATGTCTAATCCTGTTCCATTTTTGAAAATATTTTGTTGTTGAATTTGAGTATTGTTTATACCAAATTCACTTACAGGTTCTCTTTCTTCTTGACGTGAATCTAAGTAAGTGTTAGATGGAGAATATTTGTGGGTATGGTTATAGCTTGGAAAGCTATTAGGCCCCCCTTGAGGTTGAGAATTTTCAACATCTAGGTTTGTTTGATTTAATGAATTTCTTAAGTGAGGTGCTAATGGCATAATTTATTTTTTTATAATGGTACTACTCTACCTTTAATATCTTGGTTGGGAAATTTAATTTCAAAAATTGAAGGGTCTAAGGATGGATATATTACTCCATTTTGTGTTGCTGCTGAGATTTCATATGAATATGGGGAATATCCTAGTGCTGCTCCTGCTTTGTTAGAAACAATTATATTTTTGACTGTTTGAACTCCAGTTATTTTATCTAACCTAACATATAAATCGTTTATTAAGATAGGTTCATTCATTTGCCATTTATCTCTTGAAAAATATTCTTTTAAAGATTCTATACAAGACAATATTACATCACTATTATTATAATTAGGTAATACTATTATTTCAAAATCTATAGCTATGTTAATAATAAAAGCATCTCTTATTTCAATATTATCTCCTATCATTCTATATTGAGATAAATAAGTCCTTAAGTTCTTTTTTAAAGTATTTGTTGCTGTTGAAAGTTGACCTTGACTATTTTGAGATAAAATAAACATATTTAATGTTTCAATTGTTGAAACTTGTTCATCTGTTAGTTTCGGTTTTTCTATATATGTTTTAGTAACAGCCCCAAAATCAGAAGGCATACTTAAAGCTCTAACCATATAATCATCTAATGTAACTGTTCTTTGTTGAGTTGCAATTTGCATTAGAGTATTTTGTCTAATTTCTTCAGGAGTATCACCTGCTTGACCCCCATCTGCAGCTTCAGAATTGTTAACTGCGATTGAATTAAATATAGCATCTGCTGTTATAATATTTAAATTGGGTTTGTTAAATCTAGTATTTGATGTGTCTAACGTTGTTAAATCGTTAGAAGGAACATTTGCTCCAACTCCACCCCCAGTTAAATATCTTACGGTTAAAGTAGTACTTGAAGGTGCTATACCGTAAGTATTTGTAAATAAAAAGTTTGTTGGGGAATATGCGGTTGTAAGCTTATTTTTTTCAAAAGGTAAACCTATACCTACATTATTTGGGTTTGGGGTAATTTCTTCATCAGTATCATTAGGATTACCAGCACCAAATTGGATTTGTAAATTTGAATCTGAAGTTAAACGTGTAGCAAAACGTCTTTGTATTTTTTTCAGTTGTAATAAATAAGGTACATCACCCGCATCTTCTACATTATTGGGATCATTAGGGTTAGTATTTTTAATACTGTCATAAACCATTTCTTGGCCTAAATAATCTACTTCAGACCATACGTTACCATCAGAATCTACAATATCTAATACTCCTATAATATTATTTGTAGATATGTCTACTGTAGAGAATTGTTCAGGTTCTCCAAATGAGAAGTTTTGAGATTTAATTGTAGCCGAGATTGCTTTTCTTGTTTTTTTCAACAAGTAATATGTGGGAACGTTTCCTGCAGTTTTGTATATAGAAATCTCTGTTGGATCCAAAGAACTTGAAACTGAAAAATCACAAGCATCTTCTATAATAAAATTTGTATTTGGGTTAAGTGAAGAAGCTATTGTACTATTTTCTCCAATTGTTAAAGTATAATCAAAATCTGGGACGTAGCTACTTCCTGATAGTTTTGATGGGACTTGTTGGTATAAATCTATAGTAGCTTGAGCCGCACCTGTTGCTTTTGGTTTATAACCAAACATATAAGCTAACTCATATAAACTATTAGTTTGTCTAGCAAATTGTGTAAATGTTTCTTGTAATTGATTATCTAAGTAAAAGGACATTACATCACCTACATAAGCTGCTTGTTCCATAAACATCATACCAGGTGATGTGGGGGAAAAGTCATTGTAAGTATTAGGGAAGTAAGTTTTTGAAAATTCTATTAACTTAGCTCTAATATCTGAAAAGTCTCTATTTACGTATTTTATGTCTCTATTTACTGGGGTAGCCATTATTTAAAGTCTATTTCTAATGTATCATTAATATTAGTGTTTATAACACTATAAGTTAAAGATACTGTTATTGTGTTTGTGTCTTCTTGCCTTAATATTTCTAAATTACCTACAGCTACATTGGGGAAAAATTGTTCTAAATCAGTTGAAATTCTTTCTTCTAGAAAATCTAAATTATCTGTTGTTATTTGTTGGAAGATAAATGCTCTTAACCCCCCTCCAAATGTAGGGTTTAATGGTCTTTCTCCAGGGTTAGTAAGAAAATAATTAATTAAATTGTTTTTAATAGCCGCAGCTGTTGTATAATTAGGATTAAATACCCCAGGCATAGAAAAAGGTATATCTACTCCTACTGCTGCACTTTTATTAAAGTCTATTGGATATATTTGCTGTGCCCCAAATGCCATTATCTATTTGTCATTAATCCCATTATTTGATCCATTCCTACTTCCCCTCCAGGTAATGATCCATTTGCAGATGTTGTGTCTATATTGCCTTGTGGGTTAAAAGTTTGAGCATCTTTGCTTGTTAGGTTTAGTTTAGTTTCACCTATAATATCCATGTAAGATTGTCTTCTATCTACTTGTGATACAGGTGGAGGTGTAGTTGAAGTTATGGTTCTATTCTCTTGAACAGGTTGAGGTGTAGGGATTTTAGGAGCTTTAACTGCTTCTAATAAAACTTCCTTTAATTCCTCTTGTATAGCTTCTCTAACAGCTTCTTTAATTAAATTTTTTAGTAACTCGGTTTTCATATACTGTTTTTTATAAATATTATATTATTCTGCTTTTAAATCATTTTGTTTAATATAAAATGTTAACTCATTTATTAGGATTTGATCATTTGATGAAAATGAAGGTTCACCTTTAAGCATTATTATTCCTGCTTTATTTTTAGCTACTGCTCTTCTTCTTTTTAATCCTCCTATTGTTGTGTTGTCTACACTAATTACATCCATAGCAAACCCATTAACATTGGTAATAACAGGAGAACCTTGTTCTGCTTGTTGTTGTGTTGATTCTAATAGTTGGTTTGAGATTTGTTGTTGGGCTACTAAATCCCCTTCTTCCCCCCCTATTTCTTCAGCACACCCTTGAATTAACATATCTAATATGTTTAACATGTTTATTACTGTTTCTATTTTTGATTTTATAAAAGTTAATTGAAATGTAAATTCATCTACCTCGGGTTTTGTAGAATTGATTAAATCATCTAAATCGGTTACAGCTACAGCTAATTTAAAATATGCGCCTGATGGTATGGGGGTAGCCATTGTTGATGGTAGCAATGCTGCGGCAGATGCTGCTGTTTTTGCACCTTTTACTGCATCTTCAGATACAGA